TGGTCCCAAAAGTGATTTGATCACTATGCTGGACCCAGAAGATTATCCTGAACACGCGTGTCCTGCAAAGTGCGATGATATGATATTGCAAGAATGTGATCGGATGTGTGGTGCCTTATTGGAGGGGAAGCGTTGTTATTCCATTTTTAAAGCATGTGTTAAGGATGAGCCCACCAAGAAAGGGAAAGACAAAGTTAGAGTCTTCCAAGCCGCTGATTGGGCCACCCAACTGATGGTGCGCAAGTATTTTTTGCCTATTGCTCGTTTATTATCTTTATTCCCATTAGTCTCGGAGTGTGCCGTCGGCGTTAATGCCCAGGGCCCCGAATGGGACCAATTAGCGCGTCATATGAAGAAATTTGGTGATGATCGTATTTTGGCGGGAGATTATAGTAAATATGATTTACGCATGCCCGCCGGTATGATTATTGCTGCATTTAAATGCTTAATAGATATTGTGCAAGAGTGTGGTGATTATAGTAAAGATGATATAATCATCATGAAGGGCATAGCAACAGAAATTGCATATTCGTGCGTAGCCTATAATGGTGACATCATTATCCATAGAGGTTCAAATCCGTCGGGACAAAATATGACAGTTTATATTAATTGTATTGTTAATTCGTTGTTATTAAGAAGCGCATACTTTCATATGTATCCCTCTAATTTGGGTACACCAGAGCCATTCCGCTCCAATGTAGCTGTTATGACTTATGGTGATGATGTAAAAGGTTCTGTAAAACGTGGGCATGATTGGTTTAACCATATTTCATATGCTCAATTTTTGTCGAAAAGGGATATGGTATTTACCATGCCAGACAAAGAATCAGAGCCCACTCCATATATGTTGGATAGTGAAGCTGATTTCTTGAAGCGGCATAATTTGTTCAATGAGGAAACGGGTCTAATTCATGGAGTGCTTGATGAAGGTTCCATTTTTAAATCGTTGCATACAGTGTTGCGATCTAAGGCTGTAACTCCGGAAGATCAGAGTGCCATGAATATAGATGGCGCGCTTCGTGAGTGGTGGCAATATGGACCACATCTTTATGAACTTAGGCGTTCCCAAATGACTGAAGTGGCCATACGTGCAGGAATTTCTCATATGTGTACTGAATTATCTGTATCTTATGAAACGAGGATGGAATTATTTCGGGAGAAATATCTCGATACTGAAAAATATGAAAAGCAGTGTGGGATAGAAATACCGCGTCATGAGTATGGACATTGCAATAATTCCCACATTTCTATCTTTTGGCCCAAATATCCTTGGGAATTTTACACAATGATTATTTTTCCTCTTATATTCTTTCCTTTGGTATGGTTTAAAATTGCAACCAATAAGTGGGCAATTAAATTTACTCGAGTTGATACGCGTTGGTTGTATATGTTCGTTTTATGTGGGGCCGTTCCAGATTTGTGGACGTTTTATAAGGGTTCTATGAAGCTGTACTTGGCGATGATGCTTCCTAAGCTTATTTATCATGGCTTCAAGGATGTTATAGAACCTATGGCCGATAGAGCCGTAGCTTACTATTTTTCTTAAGTAAGTATAGTCTTAGGCTGACGTTAAACGCAACTGAACTCCGGAATTATTCGTAGTATAAGTGTAAAATAGTCTTTATGTATTGGTTTACCGTATTATTGTATTTTTATATGTTATGTATAATATACAGGCTTATATATCGTAGACATCACCCTCGTGTGATACCTGTTTTTACAGGAGATTTCGTCAATCAAATAAACATTTTGCGGGGTACACTTTGAGTAGAGTGTATACCTTAAGTAATAAAATGCTTACTAACCAAATTAATAACCAAAATACAAATTCCTCAATGGAGGAAACTAATAAACAAAATAATTCAACCTCTGAGGTCGTTGGCGCGGAAATTTCAAAGGAAGCTCCGCTTACTACGTCTCAGAATGTTCATTTCATTGATGGCGATGAACCGTGGTC